TCGGGTCTATCAATGGTTCCATAGATTGAAAGGGCATTTCTGAGCATGTTAGATCCATTGAAAATCCACGCTCCGGGCTCGGAATTGGCGAACTCAGAAATTCCTCTATTTCCTTGTTTGAGGGCAACCATGAACTGTCTGGCTTGTTCATCTTTGTCCACTCTTGATTTACCTTCATTGATTTCACCTCCTTCTTCAAAGTTTCCATCTTTGCTGCAATATCTTCTATTCTGTCGAGCAGTACCTGCTGCCCTCGTGATATGTGCCCGAGGTGAGAGCTTACCTGATACATAAGAGAAAGCACGCCGTCTTCGTAACGAGACGTATCCTTGGAGATGAGGGGTTCCAAGTTCACCGGTCTCTCGACCGATGATCCAATACTTGGCTTCTTCTTCGGCCCAAGATTTGATGGCTGCGAAGTCCCTCTCTTCATAATTGTTGAGGGTGAAGCACCAGTGGAATGATTGTTGGTTGCTAGGCATGTTGTGATTTGGGGTTATGGGGACACGGGTTATATAGCCCAACTTAGGAAGTAGGGCTGGGGGGGTAATACTAACCCCCCAGCCCTGCAACCCTATTTTTTATTGATCATGTATAATATTACATAACCATTGACGTTGCGTGTACGCAAGGTATAGTTAGACTAAATTACATTAAGGCGCCAAAGCGCTTACATCACCACTAAAGGATAAATTATATCCTCTCGTTACCCTAACATCTACATCTGATGCTGGTTGGTCATTCCTACTAATTAATAACATAATAAATGGACTCCTTGAATCGTTCTCGTATGCGTTCTGATCCATCTTCTGACTTTGAAACCTTGTGACGAATGTGTAGTTGTCTAATGCGTTGATTGTTACTTCTCTTGACATAAACGGCCTACCTACTTGAGTATAGAAATCAGGGACCACTGAAGGATCCCATTGTTTATCCTGTGGTGCTAAGTCTCCTGGAATCAAAGTTAGGTCGGGGTTGTTGCCAGTTGTAAACCTCCATAGTTTAACCTTCACGTCTTGATCTGCTGATGTGTTGTGAATAGTTAGTTCGAATTTTCCTCCTCGTAGAATAATCTCATCTCCAAACTCTGGGACTCCGTCTCCTAAATCTAATTCCTGTGCTCCTCCTGCTACTGTCCAAAATGGTTCTGCACCTATCGTACGGTACATATTATAGAACTTCACAGTTCCGGTCGTAACAGACATCGGTGTTGATACCAATTCACTCAACGTAAGTATTGAGCGATAATGGCTCTTAAACTGCGTAGAATTCCATATATGACGTTTAAACGCTCTCCGACTAGTTTTCCGTCCTCGAAAGCCCACAGCATGGCCTCGAGTATTGAGGCTCGTATAATCTGTAGTTCTTCTTCCTCCAGTTCTCTTTGTAAACCTTCGTTTACGGGTGAACCTCCTGCGCTTGAACGCTCGCGTTCCATTGCTAGCTCCAAACCTTCCACCGTTAGTAAAGGTTGCAAACGTTCTTTTTCTGAACATCGGCATTATGATCTTACTCCCCCTCACGGGGAAGCGCGGGTATTTATAGAGTCTGTTATGGGGGGTTCTCTTACTGACTACGTCAGAATATTAAATTCTGGTGTCGGCCTTCGGCCGCCACGTGGCCTGCTCGCTCCGCGATAAGCGGCCACTCACCTGCGGTGGGCCATTCATAGGATCATCGTTTCTGTTTATGGATATTCTTTATTCATATATTTCAAAGATACATTAGAGCATATGCTCTATAGTTATACGGCGTAACAGTGCCGGTAACTGGGGATTTACAATACCATCATTGGTAAATACATCGCATGGTTCAAAGTTTGATGTTACAATGAAAGTTGTAGCATAAAGCGCCACCATGCCTCCTTTAGTTTCCACCGAACACTTGTATCGATCAAACCATCTTAATAGATGATTAATATCAATACCATTAGGCCCGAAGTCATCAATTATAACTTCTTTTTCACAGAGGTATCCGTTCCACCACTTGGTTCTTGGGTCTTTGACGTAGGCGTCTGGAAGGTCGCTGTGGGCCAATCTACTTTTACCCACTCCGGGAGGTCCCCAAATCCATCGAACATTGATGTCGGGTCTATCAATGGTTCCATAGATTGAAAGGGCATTTCTGAGCATGTTAGATCCATTGAAAATCCACGCTCCGGGCTCGGAATTGGCGAACTCAGAAATTCCTCTATTTCCTTGTTTGA